TTTGACGCGGCGATTTTCAAAGAAATCACCGGGATTGATGTTGCCCCTGTTGCACACGGCTGCCCCGACGAGATCACCGTGAATGGCGTAACGTATCAGCGGAAGCCCGAACAGGGCAAGGAGAATGTATGAGCAACTATACCTGCAATACCTGCGATCCGGATTACCCCGGACGCTGCTACAACAATGGCGATGTGACGAGCGGGCAGTGGGTTGAATGTCCCGACTGCAAAGGCAACACAGAAGCATATGTAGCCAAAATGCTGGTGCAAGGATTGCGTGAGGTTCTTGAACAGGGGAATTGGCGCGAGTCAGGCGCTGGCTATGAAATGACCGGCGGTATGTGGATTGATTCCGAAACATTCGCAGAACTATTCCCCGGCTGGCCCGCCGATCTTCCACACGTCGAACCCGAATTGCAGCCCGAACAGGGCGAGGAGAATGTATGAGCTACACCCCCGACATGCCTGCTGCCCTGCGGAAGTGGGCTACCAGCATCCGCGCCGGGCGGCCCGCCGCGACGTATACGGACGATGAAATTCGAGAGGCGCTGCTCGCCTACGTCGATGGCCTGCTGGACAGGCTGGCGAAGGCAGAGGCGGGCTATCGGCTATCCGGTTGCCTGCCATGCGATGAGGGCGTACTGTGCGCCCTGCAAACCGAAGTCGCGCACCTTTGCGATGCGCTGGGCGTAACGCCCGAAGGAGTGAAGGAATGATCCGAGTCACCGTTGAACTGGTATCCACGCGGACAGGCTTGACCAAGCATCTAGGAACGGCTGAAATCGCAAATGATGGGACGGGCACACCAGAGGTTTGCGACTACAACTTTGCCCTGAGCAAATGGGGACGCCCCGCAGAGACATGGAAGACGGGGCGCGTGATTGGATTCCACCGAAAGAAGCACGGCGCGTGGGACTTGCTGTATCTCGCATTGCTGGCCGCAGTGGGAAGCCGCCACAAAGGAGTGAAGGAATGATCTACACAACGGATGCGTGTCAGGCACTGTCATACGCAATGGGGCGACAGCTCTTCCGCTGCAATCATTGCTGGGCTATCTATGACGATCAGGGCGAACGGTGTCCGCGATGCGGGGCGTTGTGCGAGGCGAAATACTGGCCCAGCAAGGGCATCTCTTTGCCACCGGCCAAACTCCCTGAGCGCCCCAGATGGCAATGGTATACACCCGACAAGTACAAGGAGTGAACGATGACCAAATCTGAAAAGATGCAATACCTATACGACAATCACTTTGGTGAGTGGATGAGGACCCGCATGAGAATCGAGAACGAGCAGAGTGATTTGCAAATGTACCAATGCGTATGTGGACGGCTTGCCACTGGGATGCACGAAAGCCGGTGTTCCCGATTCCGGGCGCGGGTAGACAGTCTCACGGTGACGGCACTGGCGGCTCTGCTGCCCCGAAGGAGCGAAAGATGACGCCTGAGCGGAAAATCTACAAGCGATTCCCGGATGGCACGGTGTTTGCGAGTATCGACTGGAAGCCCGGCAAGAAGTGGTATGTCGGACGGACGGACGAGGCCGGGGACATACCCTGCCCCTGCACTGGATACGGTCGCTGGTACACGCGGAAACGCGAGGCCCTGGCAGCAATCCCCAAGGAGGTTCAGCATGACCACTGAACAACTACTCGCCGCAATCACCGCGCTGGAGGCGGAGCTGGCGAACCCCGTGCTGAAACCCTTGGAGGAAACGGAATGATTGAACATGACACCCTAGCCCGCCTGCTTGCTGCCGGATACACTCCCCCGGAGCCGTCCGCGTCGTCGGTGAAGCTGCCCAGCTCGGATGACCTGATAGCGTGGATTCAGGCGAAGTGGCCGGGTGACTCCCCTGTGTTCGTCGCCATGAACCACACCGGCTGGTATGCGCTTTACACACCGGACTATGAGCATATGCAACCGGCCATGAAGGGAGTAGGCGACACCCCCCAACTCGCACTGATTGACCTGATATGCAAACTCGCCGATGCCGACGCGGTATAATTTCTATGATTCTTAGGTATCAGCAGGTAACACAACATGCCATCATCGCTAAAACGCATTAAGCGACAAGTCGAATACGAATTTTGGCGCGCCTGCGGTTGCAATGATTCATACACTGCCAAGGAGTTCAGTGTCAACCGCGCCACTGTCCGAGACTGGCGAGCCTTGGAAGAATGGGATCAGCACGTCAGCCGTGATGAATCCAAACTGGCTAAAGCGCTGGTGTTGCAACGCGAGACGCGGATTCACAAGTATGCTCAGGATTCTCACGAACGAATGGAGATGGCTGCTGCTGTCATCGGGCATGAATTGGAAAAGCTTTTCAGTCTTCAGCAGATGGGCAAAGAGGCCATCATGCAAGCGATCGGCGAAGCGTCCGAGCAAGGGCATGCTGACACTGCGGCGTTACTAGAAGGGATATTCGGAGCTGATGTATCCAGCAAGGAAGTGCTGAACTTGGTTAAATCCGAGGAAGCACTGCAACGTGCATACCGCACCCTGCTCGGTCTCGATAACGTGAAGATCGGCATAGACCACCTCGTGACGATTGCCAGCGATACCACCGCGATCCGCCAGCGCATCGCTGACAAGCTGGGCCTGACAGTGATAGAGACCGCTGGGAGAGTCGTAGGGGAGGAAGATGCAGGGTAGTTATTTCCGTATCTTGATTTTTGGCCGAAAAGTTAAAATGAAATGAAGGCGATTTTAATTGATACAACGGGTCGCGGCCAGCACTGGCGCGAGTGGCATACCCGCGCTGGAAATGATACAGAGCGCGGCTGTAACTGTATCAGGTATGTAACAGATTCAACCTAGCCTACCCGTATTTTCCACACTAACCTGCCCCGGCATTACTCCCCTAGCGCCGGGGTTTTTGGTATAATCTACATGTAACCAGCGATCTTGCAGGGCTGACAACGTGACCTGTGGCATAGCGGAAACTTCCACAGCAGCTAATTGGGTTCCGCCAGCCCCTTCCCCATGGAGATGATATGGACGAGTGGACTCTGGCATTATGCGAACACCTGCTACGAGCGCCGGATTTCCTGTATGACGACAATACCCGCTGCCGTGCGCAAGATGTCGTGAATGACCTGACCGGCTTGCCGGACACCTGGGATTACGATGACGGCTGGGATGGGGACTATTGTGATGACTGGGATGACGCCAGATGGGAAGCGAGATGGAAAGCCAAGTGGGAGTGTGACTGTTTCTTGGACATGGTAGTACCAGAGCATTGGTGGGCTATGCAAGAAGAGACGGAACGCCGGTTAGTGGTATAATCTGACTGCCCATATTCAGCAGGCCCGGTTGTTAGATGCCGGGCCGTTTGCTATGGCGGTATAATCTGCCAGTGCCATTCATTGACCAGCTCGAGCAGGTGACACCGGAGCAACTTGCTGCGCTGACCGACGCGGAGATGTGGGATTTGGAATTCACGCTCTGCATGGATGATCGCCTGTATTGGCTGCAACATTACGGATACATCCGCGATGAGCGAACCGGCACGGAGTTCGCTGGCGATGGCATCATCGCGTATCTGGACTCCATCGGTAAATCACATAACCTGCAACCGTTGATCCTCTGGCCGGGTGTGCGGGGCTGGCCGGGGCAGCTCGACGTGGCAGCGGCATACGCGGCAGGCGAAGACATCAACGTACTCAAAGCGCGACAGCTCGGCGTGAGTTGGCTGTTCGAAGACATTGACGCTGGCGATATCATGTTCATGGATAACATCCGGCTCGGTATCATCGCGCAAACTGAGCCGTATTCGTTCGCGCACATCGCCCGTATCCGCATGGTGCTGGATCATCAGCCGCCGTTCCTGATGCGCAAACGGCCAGCTATCGGGTATCAGAGCAAATCGCAATTCGGCCTGTTGAATCCAGACACCGGCGCGGTATCACTGGTTGAATCATACGTGGCAACTTCCGGCGCATCTCGCTCCATCGCAGCCAAGCGCGTGCGACTCGAAGAGTTTGCGTTCTACGAAAATCCGGGGCAGGTACTTACAGCGGTTGTAGGTGTGGCAGCGGATACCGGCGGTCAGGTCGTGCCGGTCAGCACCGGCAACGGGCCGGGCAGCGAGCATCATCGCCTGTGGATCGAAGGCGAGAAAGGCGCGTCAGGATTCCGCAATGTGTTCATGCCGTACGACACGCGGCCTGACCGCGATGAAGCCTGGTACAGCGAGACGTTGGCGAAGATGCAAGACCCGCGCCGCATGAGTCAGGAATTTCCGCGTGAACCGAATGATGCGTTTGTCACACACACCGGCGCGATCTATCCGATGTTTAGCATCAGCAAACACGTTCGTGAGTTCGATCTGTTGCCTGACGTGCCGATCGTCTGCGGCTACGATGCTGGATTCAACCATCCGTTTATCGTGATCGGGCAAGTCTGGAACGGCGACCAATTCCGCATATACGATGAACTTTGTCCAGAGAAGGTCACGGCGTATGATCTGGGAGTGCAGTTGATTCAATGGTTCGCTGACCACGGACTTGACGCGGCGGCTGATCTGGAATTGATCTATCGTGATCCGAGCGCGGCTGGCGATGGCGCTACGTTCGATCAACTGGAACTTTGGAACTCAGCCACTACTTCCAGCGGCGGCAAACTCAACGCGGTTGCTGACGGGATTCAGACAGTGCGCGAGGTGTTGAACCGTGACGATGGCATGTGGATTCATCCGCGTTGCGTGAAGTTGATTGAACAGATGATCGGCTACATGTATAAAGACGATGAGGCGGAGCGGGTCAAGAAGATCGCGGATCACGGCGTTGACAGCACCCGCTATCTATGTGTCGGCGTGATTGGCACGGAGTCCGCGTGGGTGATATAATACAAGTGGGATTCCATCCCTCCTCATTCAAAGATCAGGCGCGGCGTAAAAACCGCGCTTGACTTTCTTTGCATCGTGTTATAATTCAGCAGCCGTCCGCAGGCTAAACCGGGCGGTAGGGTCATAGATGATTTGAACTGGTTGAACAGATTCAGAGCTGGATGGCAGCTTGCCACTCGCGCTTCACTGTCTGAAATCATCAGTTGGGGACTGGATTTAGAAACTACATCGGCATGGCGATTCACTGACTTCGTGCGTGAAGGCTGGCAAATGAACCCTGTACTCGCCGCCTGTCTGAACAAGTTCGGGCAAGGTTGCGGGTCAGTCGGCATCAGGCTGGCCGAACCGGACAGCGAGATCGTGAATGGCAGCATCATCCCGCCGGAAGAGTTCACGCCGGATCAGGCGATACTCGCTGCGCTGTTGCAACGTCCGAATCCGCAGCAGGGCTACGCCAGCTTCATCATGCTGGAGGTGTTGCAATATCATCTCGCGGGTGCTGCGTTCGTGCAAGGATTCAACGTATTGGCGAAACCGTTTCTTGGCGGTACTCGCATACCGGTTACGATGGCGCTGCGATTGCGCCGTCCTGATTATGTGCGATTGACGCTCGGCAAGTGGGACGTGACCGGCTACGAATACAACGATGGCAAGGGCAGCAAGGAAATCATCTCGCCGGAAGAAATGCTGTATATCCGGGCTGAACATCCGACGGGCGAACTGACTCCGCATTCGCCGCTGGAATCCGCAGCGTATGCGATTGACACCAGCAACCTCGGCCAGCGATGGAACAAGACGCTGTTGCAGCGGAGCGGGATGCCTAGCGCGATTGCGCGGATCACCGGCAGCAAATACAGCAAAGAGCAAGAGCGGGACAAGGTTCGCACGGAGATTGAGCGGCAGGTATCAGGGACGCAGAACATTGGCCGTGTGGCCGTGGTCAACGCCGATACGCTGGATTTGCAGATGATGGGATTCTCGCCGAAGGACATGGATTGGGTCAGCGGCGATCTGACGATGTTACGCAGGATTTGCGCCGTGATGAATGTACCGAGCATCCTCGTGGGCGATATGGGAGCGAGTACGTTTGCCAACGCCGCCGCCGCTGATGAATGGTTTTACGTAAACGCGGTATTGCCACACATGAAGCAATTCGCGTCAGAGCTGCAATGGAAGTTGCGCCAGTGGATGCGCGATGATTCAATCACGTTGACGCTGGATACACGAGACATCCCGGCGTTGCAGGAAAACAGCGCGGACGTGGCGAAAGAGATTGCGCTGAGCGATTGGCTGACCGTAAACGAAGCGCGTGAACGGCAAGGGCTGCAACCGCTTGAACGGCCCATCGGCGAGCTTACATACATCGAGATTGCGACGGCTGCATTGCGCCCGCCGGTGGATGAGCCGGTGGAGGAAGCGCCCGAACCTGAACCGCCAGCCGAAGAGCCGCCGATGGAGGATGAGGAACGGATGCAGCGCCGCGCTGACCCGGTATTCCATCCGCGCAGCATGTATCCGACGCTGGAGTTGCGTGCTGCCGAAGTGAAACGCCGCGAAGCCAAGCGCGTGAAGTGGGAACGGAAGATGCGCAGCACGTTGGCTGAATACTGGTCAGGCCAGCAAGAGCGCATCATGGAACGGTTGGCGCGAAAGGGATACATGGCAACTCGCGCAGTGAGCGCCGCCGATCTATTGAACGACGAGGAAGAGGCGGAGGTTTTCGTTGACTTGTTTGAGACGCTGTTCCGCGAAATGCTTGCAGGCATGGCGTTGGCCGCAGTGGAAAACTTAGGGCAGAGCCTGCTTATTGACCAGAGCCGTCCGCTGTTCACTACATTCCTGACAAAAGACCTCGCCAAGCGCAGCAGGTTGATAAACGAGGCGACAGCGGAACAGATCAACCGCGTCATCAACGAAGCGCAAGGCGGCGAGTTGAGTGTCAAAGAGGCGATTCAGGATTACTTCAACGTGAATGAGAAAGGCGGCATTACTGCTGCGCGGGCTGAGGCGATAGCGCGAACGGAAGTCGGACGCGCGGATACACTGGCTACGAAAGAAGGGTATGCGCAATTCACTGAAGCGACCGGCAAGACGTTACGCATGGAATGGATCACGGCACGCGACGGCGGCGAACGCCATCCGTCATACGAAGGGCTGGATGGACAGGTTCGACCGCTGGATGGCGAGTTCGATCTGGAGGGCATACCATCGCCAGGGCCGGGATTGAGCGGCGTGGCAAGCGAAGATATAAATTGCAGGTGCGTGACAGCCGGATTACTTGACGACATGGAGGCCGTATGAGCGAGATGAAACATTATTTCACTGCCAAGCTCAAACTGGGCGACATCGAAAACCGCGATGATCTGGGCGTGTTCGAAGGATACGCCGCGATGTTCAACGAACTGGTTCCGAGCTATAACGAGATCGTCAAGCCGGGTGCATTCAAACAAACGCATCGCGCCAACGGCGGCAAAGTGCCGATCCTGTACATGCACGATCCGTTTGAGCTGCCGGTCGGCATGGGGCTGGCCGCTGAGGAACAGGAACACGGCTATTACGTGCAAGGCGGATTGAACATCCGCGATAACGCGAAGTCGCTCGCCACATACAGCTTCATCAAGCTGGCCGCCGAATTGAAACGCCCTGCTGGATTGAGCATCGGATTCAAGCCGATCAAATGGAAAGCGGCAAAGGACAGCGATAGCGGCGCAAGTGAACCAACTGAGATAACCGAATTGAAACTCTTTGAGTACAGCATCACGCCGCCAGACTTTCAGGCCGCGCCGAATGCGACTGCTCGCGAAGTCCGCGCGAACTATGACGCGATGGTAGACTTCATGTTAGAATTGGGAGTACATACTCCGGCACTTGACCAATGGCAAGCTGCCCGTCAAGCCGCCACTGAAGTAACGGTGAAGCCGTCTGATGACACTTCATTGCAACCGAGTCTCGACATGGCGCTGTTGATTAGCGTTCGTGATCAGGCACTTGAAGTTGTAAGAAAACTATCGGAGAGGTAACACCGATGCCAGAAACAGAACAAATCCTCCAAGATTTGAAACAGAGTTTTGGAGACATCAGCACGGCGATCGTGGAAATTCGCGACAAGTCCGGCAACAACGAAGAGGCGCTGAATCGCGCCGTCGCTGATCTTGCTGAAACGCAGAAGTCCATTCAGGCGCTCGAAGCGCAGGCGCGGGTGGATGCCGAACATCGCGACAAACTGGAAGAGCGTTACGATGAACTGGCCGGACGCATCGGCCACGGCGTGACGGGCGGGCAGGTCAGCAGTGAACATCACGACGCATTCATGGCATTCGTCGGCGGCGGTCTCAACGCCCCGAATGCTGCGGACTTCTATCATCGCAGCGAAATTCAGGATTTGCAGAAGCGCACACTGACCGGCACGAACTGGGCTGAAGGTGGCGCGTTGCTTGACGGCGAAACCGAAGCGGGCATCATCAAGGATGTCGTGGAGAATTCGCCGGTGATGCAACTGGCCCGCGTGACCACGCTGGCCGCAGGCAGCGCATGGTGGGAAAAACGCGTCCGCAGTTCCGGCATGACCGGCTATTGGGTCGGCGAATCGGAACGTCCGACTGAGACCAGCAGCAAGTACACCACAGTGACGATCACTCCGCACGCCGCCGCTGCCGCGTGTCAGGTCACAAACCGGATGCTCGCGGACGTGGGCTATCTGGAAGAGGAGATCAGACTCGACGCGGCTGAAGCGCTTGACGTGCTGATCGGCACGGCGTTCGTCACCGGCAACGGTGCAGCCAAACCGCGCGGATTCACCATCCCCGGCGATGTACCGTTCGTCACCGGCACGGATGCGGCAACGGACGTGATCGACCCCGATGACTTCTACAAGCTGCTCTATGGGAAGGGCGGCGCGGATCAGTCGGGGTTAAGCGCACGCTATCGCGCCAACGCGACGTTCGCCATGAACAGCAACGTGCTGCGCAAGGTCGTGCTATTCAAAGACGACAGCAACCGCTATCTGTTCCAAGACGGTTTCCGCGAAGGCGCATTCAGCCGCATCGCTGGCCAGCCATTCGTCATTCTCGAAGACATGGCGGATGACGGAACGAACGCGAACATTCCGCTGGCGCTGGCTGACTGGCAGGCGTTCTATCGGATCGTCGTGAAACCGGGCATGTACATGATCCGCGACATCTATTCGGCGAAACCGGATGTGGAGCTGGATTGGTACTGGCGCGTCGGCGGCGATGTGATTCAGGCGGAAGCGGGTCGCCTGCTTGTAGTGTAATAACACGCCGGATGGCGTGAACCTTTGGAGGTTTACAACAATGCACGAATTTAATCTCAACGCCATCGAGGTTGCGCTGGAGCCGTTTGTTGTCACACAAGACAGCGAAGGGTTAGGCGCGGCCATCGACTCGGCAGGTTGCAGCGGCATCACGTTCGTCATCAACATCGGCGAATCGCTGGACACTCTGAGTGGCAGCGTGTATCACACGTTTACCATTCAGAAAGCAATCGACAGCGCGTTCACATCGCCGGTGGATTGCAGCGCCAGTGAACTGAGCAACGCCAGCGGCACGCTCAGCGCGGCTACCATCGTGGTCGATGATCCGGCAGAGGACGGCGTGGTTCACATCCTGCACGTCACGCCGGACGCGGACTATCGGTACTACCGGCTGGAAGATGACGTGACCGGCACGCACACGAATGGTACGCCGATTGGCGCTATCGCCATTAAGCACTTCGAAACGAGCGTGAGCTAGTCATGGCACTGGCGCGATTGGGTTTGCTCAAAGCCTTCCTCAACCTGAGTGGCAGCGTGTATGACGAAGCGTTGAAAGCGTTTCTGATTGGCGCTACCGCTCAGGCGGAGGCATATACAGGCAGACACCTTGAATCGGCCACAGTGAGCAATGAGAAACACGTCGGCACTGGCAGTCGCAAATTGTATCCGCGTGAGTATCCGGTTACATCGTTGACCAGCATGACCATCTGGGACGGTTCAGCATACACGGCTGAGACCGCCAGTTATGCGGAAATCATTGACGGCCTGACGTTGTATTATCCGGCGCTCGATCAGGAATCGAACGCGACCTACGGTGCATGGCCCAGCGGGTTGCGCGGCAGCGGCGACGAGGACGATCATTACAACATCCGTCTGACTTACGTTGCCGGATACACAACTACCGGCTGGGCCAGCGAAACAGTGCGGATGCTGATCAGTTCATTAACGACCGCGCCTGCGGTTGGCGACGTGCTTACGCAAGCGAACACCGGCGCTACGTTGACTGTGACGGCTGCGAGCGCGGCGGATGATTCAATCACCGCGCCGATCACCAGCGGCACGTTAGACGCGAACAATCTGGATGCTGATACTTTCACGTCGAACAACACCGGTGCTACGATGGCTCCAACGCCGATCACCGCGACGCGGATTGATTACGTTGTATCCAGCCAACTCGGTACAGTGCCGCAGGATTTGGAAATGGCCGTGATGATGCTGGCCGCGTATGGCTGGCAACAGAGCAAACAAGGCGAAGGACGTTTCGGAAAGTCCGGGCAAAGCGTCGATCCATTCAGTGCGCAGTATGAGCGGTATGAGAAAGGCATACCGGATGCAGCGCGATTGATTCTGGATCAACATCGGAGGGCGTACTGATGGCGCGCCGCGTGACACCTGAACAGTTTGCCGGTGCGCTGGCTGATACGATCAACGGCGTGCGCAATACCACGAGCGACGCGATTGCGGACGTGATGAATGATGTCCCAGTGCGCGCACGGACGCGAGCGCTGGGATTCTACAGCAGCGTGTTAGGCGCGCCGACCGGCCATCTGCGCCGTGGCATCGAAGGATTTGCGCGCACTGAAGGCAACGGCTACTATGCGGGCCTGCGCGTCACGCCGGGTCAACATCCGAAACAGGCGATTGATCGAACGACGTATGGCCGATTCCTTGAATGGGGTACACGTCATATCACGGCTCGGTTATTCCTGACTACACCGTTGCGCGAGACTGTGAGAGACACCGTTAAGCGTATGAAGAAAATCATCGGATTCAAAAGAGGTACACAATGAAACTCACACGAGCGCAGATAGCCGGGTGGTTGATGCTGGCAATGATGCTGGTTGCAACTCCGGCTATCGGGCAAACAGTCCGCGATCTGTATCGCGGAGATGCAAACCACAAAGGGTTGATTGGCCTGAGCGATGGGAGTTCAAACTGGTCTACCATCTCGACGGTTGCGCAGTCCGCAGATGTGGCATACACGTTACCTGCCAATGACGGCGACGCTGGACAGGTACTCAAGACGGATGGCAGCGGCGCGTTGGCATGGATCGACACCGGCGCAGGCGATACCGGCCTGACGGCGAACTCCGTTCCGCTGGTCGGTACGGCGGGTATCCTGACCGAAGATACTTTGTTTGCGACTTACGTTGGCACGACAAACGCGCAGGTGCTGAAACTCGGCGCTGGTACAGGCGGCGGTACTCTGGCGTTACTTGAAGGCTCCGGTGGCGGTACAAACACCGTCAGTTTCACTGCCCCGGCTACACTCGCCGCTGACATCGAGTACACCGCGCCGAACGCACTGCCGACCACGGCGGGCAACTTTTGGACGGTCAGCACCACGGGCGCGATTACTCAGCGGCCAGCACAGCGGTTGATGTATTCCGCGACCGCTGCGTCTGCCGCACATACGGGCGCGACTGCGGCTGAAACGGTTGTCATGCCGGCCAGCGCGGATGATCCTGAAACCATCGCCACGGATTTTGGCGATGCGAACCTCGAAGCGGGTAACGTGATTGATTATGTGGTTGTTGTTTCCGCCACGCCCGCCGTACCGGGCACAGAGACGCTGGCCGTGAATGTGTATGCCGGGTTGCAGTTGATTGGCGCGACCGGCGATGTGGCAATCGATCAGGCCACCAGTATCACGCTGCGCGGTACGGTGAAGGTTCGCGTTACCGGCGCTTCCGGCACCGGCATCGCCACATATCATTTCACTGTGATTGATGAAACGGGGGCGCCCGTGGCTCCGGCCATCCTGACCGGCGGCGACATGGAGACCTTCTCCAGTTTCGACACAACCGGCACAAACGCCTTCGCGGTGAAACTCGATTGGGGCGGAACCACCGACGCCTCCGATACTTCCGCCGTCGAGGATGTTACGGTTTACCTGAACGCAGCGGATTAATCAATGGCTGATCAGACGCGACATACGGCGATAACGCAGTTCCGCAAGTGGATCGAAGCGAACGTGACTGAGTTCGACGGTCTGACGGACGGTGATCCGACGCGTGTCTATGATGGGCCAGTGTTACCCGGCGAACAGGTTCGCAGCCGCATGCCATTCATGATGTGCATTGAAGGGCCGGACTTGGTTGACGAATGGATAACACCGGGGCGAGACATCACGTTCGAGCTGGGCCTGATCTGGGTTCTGAAAGATGGACTGAGCGGCAAGAGTGTGTTACAGACTGGCCGCGACATTGAGGATTCGATTATCAAGCAAACGTTCCTTGCTGGCGCCGATCAACTGAAAGTAGCTGGCATTGCAACGATCCTGAAAACTGAACATCTGCGCGCAGGGCATCCGTTCCTGTGGCCAGAGATTCACAAAGACCTACATTCGCGTGGGCGAGTGATAACCATTACTTACAGACAGGAGACGTAATCATGGCAATGAAACGAAGCAAGCCGAAGGCAGCGCCGGTTGAAGCGGTGGAAACATCGCCGCCGGTGGAAGCGCCAGCGCCGGTTGTGGCATGGCCGCTGCCGCCGCGAACCGACGCGGCAACGTGGTCAAGAGCCGACGATGATGCGAAGTTGGCAATCGTGCATTCGCACTTCGAACGCCGCCGCGCTGACACGATCAAGCTGTATCGCGTCGAATACAAAGCGTGGAAAGCAGCGCGAGGTGAGCGATGAACAAAGACGCATTGAACCGCGAGACGCGCGCGGAGAAACCGCCAAAGAAGGAAGAGAAATGGCCTTGCCCGCCGCGATGCGGTGAACAGGAATGGCGGATGTTGAATGATGAACAGCGGCGGTTGCGTCTATGGACGTTATTCCGTCGCGGGAACGGCGAAGCGCGTGCGCTGTATGCGACACTCGCCGCCGAATACGACAAGGAGTGTGACGGCTAATGGCTGCACCGTGGTTTGACACACAGACGCGGGTTGAAGACGGAACGAACCTGCTCGCTGTACAAAACATCAAGCCGGACTGGATCGTCAGCGAAAGCTACGATAACAACATCAACCGTCCGATTGCCACGCGGGACATTCCGCGTGCTGGCAAGATTTGGACAGAACCGGGATTCGAATCGCAAATCGCTGGCAGTGGCGCGGCTGGCACAGCGCCACCGGAAGGCACGCTGTTCGCGGCGGCAGGCATGGCAGAAGCCGTCGTAGTCAGCACGAGCGTTACCTACACATGGAGTCTGACGCACGCGACTACGAAGATCGCGGCGCTCTCACAGTTCATCGGCAACGGACTGAAACAACCGAGTACGAACTGTTTGCTGGACGCGGTGTTTCGCGGACGTGTAGGAGCGCCGTTGATTGCAGCGTGGAGCGGCTGGGGTCAATACACCGCACCGACTGAAGCGACTGGCAGTGATACGCTCGGAACGAAAGCCGTGCCGATCATCGGACGTGACCTGACCGGCACGCTGGCAAGTGACTCCCTGCACATCCGCGAGTTTGACATTGCTCTAAACAACGAGAGCAACAGTCCGAATGATCGACTGACCGGTAGCAGTACCACCGGCGTTGATCTGCCTGATCTCGTGGATAGCACGCCGACGCTGAGCCTGCTGGCGGAGATTCCAGCATTCAGCACGGAGAATTATTACACCGACTACACGAGCGGCACGACGCTGGCATTGAGCATGGTGTATGGCGCATCGGCTGGCAACATCCTGACCATTACCGGCACGTTCTATCTGAACGCGGCCCCGGCGGTGGAATGGGTGAACAAGACCGCGTATCATCGGCTGACCGCCGACATGGGATACGATACCAGTGAGCTGTTGAAGTTCACATTTACCTAAACCATCAGGAGGAATTATTGTGTTCGAGATTGCATTAGAGGGATTGGATCAGGCGTGGCATGAATTCCCGCGACCTGAATTGTTGGAGCAGGATCAGCCGTGGCCGCTGGAAGGCGTGCGCGTGTTGATGGCGAACATTACGGCGCGCGAAGCTACGCGGTTGAACATGAAGTTCTGGCGCAAGGAAAAGAAAGGCAAGCGCGAAGTGAACACGTTCGATGATGATGCAGCCGAATCGTATCAGTATGAATTACTGCGGCGGTTGTGGAAAGACGTCGAAGGTGTAGAGGGTCGCATACGCAGCGGCGAGATGGTTCCATTCAAGCTGGAGTTCGTGACTGAGGACGGCGTTGAGAAGGTCAGCGAAAAGACGATGAAGCTAGTGCCGGGATTGCTCTATGGACAGTTGACGCAGTTGGTAACAGCCGTGGTCAACGGCGTGACGGAGGCGCAATCTGCTGACCTCGTTTTTACTGCCGACTCTCCAGCATCGGACTCGATTGCCGGGGAGTCGAAAGCGAATGCGCCTGCGGACAGCCCGGCGGAATAAAACTGAATCCTCGTTTGGAGGTCATCAATGAGTTTGGCGATGAAGCGTGGGTCTATGACACGTACCATCATTGCCCGTGGTTGGAGGTCAGCGACTTCGCGTTTACGTGCGGCAAACTTTACGGCCATTACAAGGCGGGTCATCTGTTACGCAGCGGCGGGATTGAGGATCAGCCGTTCGTGTATGTAGAAGCGATGCGCATCATGGACAGCGAATTTGCGAAGATGCAGATGGAGAAGATGGAGCAGGACAAAGAGCAGGCGAAGCAGAACCTAGCGAAGTATCATGGCTAACGAACAGGAAATTCTGGAAGTCGTATTAAAGGTCGTTGACAAAGCGACCGGGCCGATCAAGGCGATCGGCACGAGTGCCGCGGCTGCGAACAATCCACTCGCCACTACTGCGAAACGACTGCTTGGAATTGCCGCTGCGGGTCTGACAATCCGCGCTCTGGCCGGATTCATGCGAAGCAGTATGGCGGCGGCGCAAGAGGAGGAACGCGCCGTATCGCGGCTCAATGCATCATTGCAAGCGCATGGCAACTTCACGGCTGAAGCGTCAGCGCGGATTCGGGATTTCGCCAGTTCGATGCAGGCCGTTACAACCATCGGCGATGAAGTAACTATCGGCATTGCCGCGCAGATCGAAGCTCTGACTGGACTCAGTGAAGGGCCGTTGATTCAAGCTACACAAGCGACGATTCAATTTGCGAACGTGATGGGAACGGACGCAACGGCTGCGGCGCGGATCATCGGCAAAGAGCTGGTCAGCACTACGTCGCTGATGATGCGCTACGGCATTCAGGTAGACAAAACAGGGACGCAACAGGAACAGTTAAACCAGATTCTCGAAGCTACGAAAGCGGGTATGGCGATAGCGAAAGCTGAAACCATGACGTTCGAAGGTTCAATCAAACAACTGAAAAACGCTTGGGGTGATTTGAAAGAAGGCATCGGCGCATGGATTACGCAGAATCCGCGTGTGATCGAGGGGATTAAAGCTACTACGTTATTGATCGGTCTTGTGAAAGATGCGCTGTTCGGCTGGTCGCAAGCCAGCGACGATAACAAGAAAGTGCAGACCAGCAACATCGCGGACATTTTGGAATCAATGGCCGCGTTCGTCAGCAACGTGGTATTGGCTGTATCGCGTACGGCTACCGCATTCAAGTTGATTGTGCAAGGCGTGGCGCTGGCGATTCAGTCGATTGGGCTAGGTGTGACGTTGGGAATCAAAGCGATGTTGGACGGGATCAGCAATGCAATTAGCATTGCAACCACGGCACTGAATATATGGTTGGCGGTTATCAAGTCTGCGTTTGCGTCACTGCCCGGCGGCGGAGGTGTGCAGGGACTTGGGTTTATTTCATTCGGTGGCATTGATACCAGCGGTCTGGGATCATGGGCTATTAAAAACATTCAGTTAATGGGAGATACGGAATCAGCCATTGGCGGCGTGCTTGACGCTCAGATTGAAGTAGAGAAACAGATGATGCAGTTTGTTTCGGCGGCGGGTGAAACTGCCGAAAACCTGCGCGCGATGAATGAGGAATACGCGGTAGCTCCGTCGAAGATGGGGGAAACTACGGATGCGTTGGACAAAAGCGGCGGTGCTGCGAAAGAGGCTGCTGAGAAAGTCGGTGGGCTGAGTAAAGAATGGCAGAACTTCATAGACTGGGCCGATAAAGGCAAACTGGCAATGGAGGCCAGCCGTCTCGCGTTCGAACGCTGGAACGCATCGGCAAATCCGCAAACATGGCGAGACATGGTTGATCCGGTCAGCATATTGTCAGAGGAGGTCAACGCGCTGGCGGCGGCGTTTAACAACGTCAACGCTGCAATCAGCGGCGCGGCAGATTCAGCGGCCAGCGGCTGGGGTGCATTTACTGAAGCGGCGCAAGCGGGGCTAGGCGGATTCAACGCAGACACGTTCCAAGTTACCGGCAGCGGATTGAATTGGGGTGGCGCTGGCGGTTCCAAAACAGAATACAAAACAGGGCCAGACGGTCAACGATACGAACAGAGCTGCGCTACGACCGGCGCGGGGACTAGCTGAAGTGGCTGGAAACCGTCAGGTGGCGGTAGCTCAAACAGCGGACTTCCCGGCGCATCGCTCGGATGGACAGTAGGGTCACGCGCAGGCGGCGGCGCTACGCAAGCCGCAGAGAAGGCGCAACAGAAACAAGGCGTGTTCAACGTGCAGCAATGGCAGAGCATGGGTGCGGCTGTATGGCGTGGCATCGAAACGAACGATTGGAGCAGCCTCGGTCAATCCATCGCGCGGCCTATTGCTGACCTGATGAGCAATGCGTTCGCAGGCAGCGGGCCTATCGGCGGCATCCTCGGCGGATTCCTCGGCGCGGCAGTCAGCGGATTGATCGGCAAGGCGTTCGGCGGCGGTCGCAAAGCGCGAGACGGGCAGACGCCGCAGACGGCGCAATACGTGTATCAGGTGAATACCGGCGATGTAGCGACTGAATTGTTGAAAGCAGTACAGCGCGGATTGCTGAGTTCAGCAGGATCGCGCACTGATCAGATCACGGCGCAACTGCGCGGCGGCGGCAATCTCGCAATGCAACTGCGGCGGGTGGCAATCTGATGGCAACAAACGAAATCACACTGACCGAACAGACGGGGCAGTTCCTGTATTGCCGCCGATACAACGGTGCAACCTATGACAATTACGACACCGAAGCCCTGACGCGCGTAGGGACGCAACAGGACATGATGGCCGATACCAGCGACTTCATGTATTGGGGTGCGGCTGCGGCGTTTCAAAAGATTGGATTCAGGATGCACACGGCTGGCGATTACGGCGCGTTGACATGGGAATACTGGAGCGGCGCGGGCTGGTCAACATTCACGCCGATACTTGACGACACGAACGGTTTTGAGAATCACGGCTATGTAGCGTGGGGTACGCTGGCGAACTGGGCTGCGAACACTGAGGATGGTCAGTCTGCATTTTGGATTCGCATATCAGCCGCCAGTGTTTCTACCACGGCGAAGTTCTATTCGTTCCTGTTGAACGTGACGCTGCATCCACCGCTTGGTTTGCCTGTACCGGCTAACCCGGACTTGTTTCACCGTGACATCAACGGCACGCTCTATGCGAGCGACGTTACATACACCGGGCCATACACGATCAGCGTTGAATGCACATTCAAAGCGTTGAACACGGACAGCAGCGGCAGTGAACTGGAGACGTTGAACCTGCTGGCGTGGCTGATCCGCAACAAAGTGAAGCTGGACATTATTGACGAAGCGCAAACGGCTACGCCTGATCCGCAACTGGACAGCTTCTATAAATCATACGCTGGTTATCTGACCGGCATGACGCCGACCGCATGGCCTGCGTACGGCAAGATGCGACCCGGCGAGTTCACACTGGAATTTCAAATCGATACAGCGACGGCGATGATGTAATGGAGTTTGAATTATGACGACACTTGAATTGACAATGAAAGTTAACATAGAAGCATTGCGCGATGATCTTATTGCGTTCGGCGACGAATGCAACCGGACGGTTGCCGACTCGGAATCAACTTCCGCGCAGCGTGCATACATGCTCGAAATGATGCCGGTGGCAATCAAGAACATCTTTGCTAAACATGGATACAATGTTGAGATGGAAGTGCCGCCTGATATTGTCAAGGGTCTAAAACGATGAGTTGGTCAGTCACATTCACAAATCCGAAACAGAATTACACCGGCAGCGGCGGGTTGAGTGCGGATGTGCCGGTTGCATACGCCGCGAGTCGGCAAGCATTCAAGACGATCAGCCAGCTTGTAGTGTACGTGCGATACAACATCGCCAGCGTGTATGGACTGGAGACGAACGACACGGCGAATCCGCTGCAACTGTTCAGCACCGCCGTATTCAAACGCGACAGCACGCAATGGTTCACCGGAGTAGTAACAGGCAAACCGCGTCGCAAATCATTCTCTGAGGGCGAATTTCTGGAAGTCATTATTGACGGGCCTGAATGGGTTGCGGCTCATGTGATAGCGCGTAAAGACGGCGCAGACGTTTGGAGCGTCAGCACGTCTGCCGTGGAAGTAACTGACCTGCCGTTGAAAGCCACTGCGGATTACGGCAGTTTCCAAGGCGATACGCTCTGGCCTGATCCGGGTGACGTGACTGGCGCGAAGTGTTACATCGGCGATGCCAGCAGCAACAGCGATACGCTGGATACTTCGATCACAGACGTGGCTACACCGCCGTTCGACATTGTACTCAGCACCAGCAACGCCGGATTCGGGCCGCGCGGATTCGTGAAGATCGACAGCGAATGGCTGTACTATGACGGCTATGATGACACCGGCGCTGGCGGCAAGTACGTTTGCAACTGCACGGCGCGCGCGCAACTCGGTACACTGGCCGCAGCACATACAGGCGGCGCGGCCACCGTGTATGAAAAGATAGCCAAGCAAATCGCGCCAAGCGCATTCAAGATGTTGCAGGACTCTGTGCCGTTGCGCTTCGGTTCGCAATACACCGCACAGACGCGGCTCGGTTGCTTCGTACTTCCCGGCACTGCCAGCGGTACATACACCTGCACACACAAACGCTACGATGATGATGCTACGCTAGACGCTGGCAGCACTACGGTCAGCTTGGATGATGTAGTAACGTATTTTCTGACTGCCGATAAAGGCGACGGCGGAGCTGGCTTTGTATCCGGCGATTTGAACTTCCCCGGAACCGGACTCAACATCACGCGCTACGATCACGATGAAGATAAATCGCAATACGCATTACAGGCCGCTCAGGATTTGATAGCGAGCGTAGGGCTGGAAGATGAGGTTGAACTTTGGTTCGATCACACTACCGGCAAATGGCGGTTGGGGATTCCAGCGAACGCGGCGGCTGTATTGACGTTGGCGGAAGTATCCGTAATTGAAACTGAATCCACCGTTGATGAAGTGTATTCGGCGGTGCGAGTCAAATACACTGACGATCAGGCGATTAACCGCGTTGACCCTGCATACAGTTCGCATGTTGGCTGCGCAGCGACCGGAGCGAAACCGGACGCGTGGTATCGCGTGACAGCGGACGGCAGTAGTTGGGGCAATGACACGCGGACGGAAAATACAGATGCGGGCCGTGGCAACTTCGGCGTTGACATGTTGATTACCGGCGACCCGGCGCAGAAGCTGCACGCGGAAATTCAGCACGATCCGACAACCGACTTTGAGTTCTGTCAATTCTGGTTCGGTGCTGGCACGACTCCGCCAGCGATCAAACTGGACTCCATCAGCATCCGCGTGAATAACTATCGCGCGATTGAAGGATGGAACCGCACCACGGCGGCGGCGGATTTCACGTATCAGGTTTATTTGCAAGGCTGCACCGATTACAACAGCTCTACGAACAGCGGGACGTGGCAGGATTTAGGTTGCGAGATTCACGGATTGCCAGCCAGCGAAGGCGTGCCGGACATGGTGGAGTTTTCGCAGTTCCTGTTGACCAGCGTAAACGCCGTGCGCGTGATGTTCAGATACATGGCTGGCCCGAAACGCGACGGTGATTACTATTGGGCCGTCGTGCATGATCTTGTGATTCAGGGCGACGTGGCGAGTTACGTGTTGGTACAAACGAGCGACACCGAGCAAGGCGATCCGCTGTATTACTATGCGCCTGCATATCATGAGAAAGTGCGCGGCGGATTGAAAGCGAGTACCAGTGCAGGCAGCGCGAAGGTGTTGGACATAGACATAGGGCCGTCGAGTGAAGGTGCGGCGATCAGCATTGCGCGGGCGAAGCTGTTGCACAGCGCGCCGATGTTTCAACAGAAAACATATCTGTACAAAGGCGTGATTGCCGAGGGGGACAAACCGGAGCTTGGCGAAACGATTACAGTAACGCCTGACAGTTATACCGGCGTGCTGCGCGCTATGGACATTGTGATTACGCCGGTCAGTACAGAGTATACGTTGACGCTGTTAGATGACGATGCGAGCGTGCTGCAATGAGTGGCGGTTATTGGAATATCGAAGACAACCTACGAAGACCTGCGCTGGATGCAGCGCATATGCTGGCGTTGATAGACAAACGGACGCGCCGGATCACGCCGCGCATCAGCAGCATCAGCACGGGCAGCATCGTGTATGCGGACGCGACGAACGGCACAGGCGCGGGCGTATCGCTGAGAGTGCGTGAAACGGACTCAAGCCCCAACGTGGCGGCAGTTGACACAATCATCGTCCCCAACGGTTCACTGACAGACAACGCCGATGGCAGTGTGACGCTGGCGTATTTGCAGACGGCGGATTTGCCTACGGAGCTGTGGACTCGTACAGGGACGGTACTGAGTCCGGCGACGGCGGGGGATAAAGTAGCCGCTTCCGGTAGCGAGTCCAGTGATGCGCTGCTGAAGGGCACAAACACCAACACTGGGATTGGGGCATACGGGGTCGCGGGGTATATAACCGGCGCTTCCGCCATTGGTGCGGCGGTGTTTGGGGAAACGCAATCAACCAACGGCAGCTTCAACAGTTACGGGATTGTGGGGAATGTCAATGCGGCCTCCGGGCTGGGTATTGGGGTGGCGGGCGGCACGGGGTCGGCCAACGAGCAGAGTTATGGCGGTCAGTTCGACGGAGTTAGTATCACGGCGCGCAGCAATGATCCTACTTCGGGCGCAGCGGCTTTCGGAAACATGACCGAGGGCAACGCCCCGGCCAACCCTGCGACCGGCGAGTGGCGCTATTATTTTAAGACTGACGGCCTGTACTACAAAGATGATGCAGGCGCAGAAACAGGGCCGTTAGGTGCAGGCGGCAGCGGCGCTCCGACTGATGCTACATATGTTACCCTGACCACCAACGGAACCCTGACTAACGAACGGGTGTTGACCGCCGGTGAGGGGATAGACCTGACTGATGCCGGGGCTGGCAGCACAATCACTGTCAGCGCCGAAGATGCCAGTACCACTAACAAAGGTATACTGGAAACTGCCACCGACGCGGAAGCAACCGCCGCCAGCGCAACAGATAAAGCTATCGTTCCCGGTAACTTTCTCGCAGGGTTACCGCATCGCGTGATCGTAGACGTTATCACCGGCACGGATGCTGTAGATGACTACACCGGCTATGTGAACTGCTCGGGCGTGTTTTCCAGCTACACAATTACTCTGCCGTCGCTGGCCGGTAATGTGGGCCAGTTCATCGTATTCAAACGCACAGACGCTAACCCTATTACGATCACGATCAGCGGCGCAGGTACTGATCAGATTGACGGCGCAGGTTCGCCCGGCACTACCACGATTGCCGCGAACCGCTGTTTGATTCTCGTGGCCGAAACCACATCGACGTGGCGGCAAATATTCACAGGCTAAAAAGGAGGATCGGCAACGTGACCGAAGGAAATGGAGATCATCGGAATTTTCAAGGCGAAGTCAAAACTCTTAAAGAGACCAGCAGTCGGCAGTGGGAGGAGATCAACCGGATCGGCGCGAGGGTGCTTGTGATTGAAACAGAGTTCAAGCACGTCGATCAAACCATGCGCGATATGCGGCAAGCTATGACTGACGGATTCACGCACATCGGCGAAAAGTTGGAAAAGGTAAATAACAAAGAATCGGCGGATAACGACCGGCGGCTGGCTGGCGCAGACCGTCGCGCCGCTACCGCCATCACCATCATCGTAATGTTGCTGATGCTGATCCTCGGATGGCTCGGCAAAGGTTCACTCGGTGTATAACATAAAGGAGGCCCGCTGTGGCACGCTTACACATCTTCGGCAATAACGCCGACGTTTCAACATCGTTCGAAACCCTGTGGGATGAGGGCGATGCGCACACGTATCAATCCGCCGCCGCCGTGATGAAGATCAGCAGCAGCGACGCTGGCGATACGCAGGATTACTTCGTCTGGGGTTTAGGCGCAGGCGGCGTGCAACTCAGCGAAACGGTCACGGCGGTCGGGCAAACTGAAACCGCGTTGACCAATTCATTCCTGCGCGTGTTCGGCGTAAAGAACGTCGGCACGACCGTAAACGCTGGCGACGTGTACATCTACGAAGATGACACCGTGACCAGCGGCGTGCCGCAAACGCAAGGGAAAATTCACGCGAAGGCACTCGCGGGCGCGAACATCAGCCATAGCGGATTTGCAACGCTGGGGCTGAATTCAACCGCGCGGTTGAACCGCCTGCACATCAGCTCGCCGACAGATACCATCGTCAGCGTGCGCGTGCTGGCGCGACCGGATGGCGGCGTGTGGGAAGAGCTGTTGCTGACGCACGTGTACCGGCAGAACGCGACGTTGGAGTTCGGCGATATGGCTGCACTGGCTGCGCTGACTGACATCGAGATTCAGGCGAAAGGCGCGGCATCGGCGGTGGTTGCAGCGCACGCAGAATTCATTCTGAGCTAGGAGGTTCAACATGACAGGTGGATCATTCATTGGCTGGATCGCTGGCACGGTGTTTATCACGGTGCTGCGCTACGGTTACAAGTGGTCTCAGGATCGCAGGCCGTTCGACGTGCGGTATCTGGCGACGGCTGTAATGACTACGATCAGCGGTGGCGTCGGCGATGCAACCGGATTGCTGGTAGACACCGGCGATTGGTATCAGGACGCAGCGAACGGATTTGGCAAAGCCGTCACGCTGAAACTGATCATCGACATATTCACACCGAATCCCCCGGAGGTTACAAATCAATGAGTTGGCTATCAAAAGGCTGGAAAGAAATCGAACGTGCGGTCAAGAAACTGACCAAGCAGATCGACGCGGATGACTTCGCAGATCAGATCATTCTCGAAGCGCAACACGCACTGGATAAACTGATCGAGCGGATTGCATTGCCGTTGGTGAAAGAGGCGGAACGGCTGTTGACTGAACCGAAGTCCGGGCCGCAGAAATTCGCGTGGGTTGAAACTGAGCTGAAGCAGATTTACAAAGAGTTCAACCGCGCTGGCCGCGACCTGTTCATCACGTTCCTGATCGAACGCGCAGTAATCCTGATGAAACAAGGCCGATGAAATACATAACGCTACATTGGACAGCAGGCCGTCATACGCCGAACGCGGACGATTTGCAGCATTACCATTACGTGATCGACGGACGCGGCAATGTACTGCCCGGCATGTATCCGCCTGAAGCGAACCTGCCGCCGGTGCGAACTGGCAAATACGCGAAACACGTGAAGCGCGCAAACAGCTTCAACATCGGCGTGAGCATGTGCGGAATGGCTGATGCGACGTGGGCCAACGCGATCAACGGACGTTACGGCCAGCACGCTATCACGAAAGCCAGCGTCGAGTCAGCGATACACCTGTGCGCTGACCTTTGCTGGAAGTATGGCATTCCGCCAACTACCGCCGGACTGATCGGTCATGAGGAATGGGATTCCATCCACGGCAAACCGCAAGATCGTTGGGACGTGTGCTGCATACCTCATCTGGACATTCGCCCGGAACGGCTGGCCGATGGCAGTTACACGGCGATGAACTGGTTCAGGCAACAGGTCGCAACCCTGACTGCCGCCACTCCAGCGCCGGATTTCCAACCGCTGTTCAACCACATCGCCGCGATGTTCGATGATCCTGAATTTCCGAACCTGCCAGCGGCTACGCAACGCGCCATGAAGGTGCTGCGGAAGCTGCCGCCGTTCGACCAGCTCGCGCGCGAGCCATAACAACAGGCTGCCCCAGCAGCAACATCCCTCCCCTGATGTGGCCCCGGTCTCGCCAACCGGGGCTTTTCTATGCCCGCGAGATTTAACCAGAATTTAACCTAAATATGCTTTACAAAGTGATTCCGGCGTGATACAATCTTTATAGCTCAACTAGAGCAGAGGTGATGGAAATGACAAGCGAGAGAAGGATTGCGCGGTTCGGGATCATGGCTGGCTGATCGGCTGGGCGACCGCGCCGGGTGGCTATCCGGGGCTGCATGAACTGGGGTTGTAGGACAGGACAGGGGTGAGAAAATCTATTGTAGAGGTGATTTGAACATGGCGACAATTAAACTGGACATCACGGCCAAGGGCAGTACCCGTTATGTCCCTTCCAAGGCGGCTACTGCGCGCGACGGGATGCTGACTTATCACATGGTTGAATTTCTGCGGGGCGAAACGGTCATCGCGGCCAGCCAGTGGCATCTCTTCTCCAAGGCAAAGGCCAAGCGGCAGGCAATCACGCGGCTGAATCAGTACCTGCGCGCCAACCTGCCAACCTAGCCCGGACGCCAGGGACAGGACAGGGGATAGCCTGCGGGCGGACACCGCCGGGGC